AGGCTCTTATAATCAGATTAAAGCGGAAAATACAAAATTCAATTTGTTTATGGACAGGTTGTTTGAGAGTGCAGAATTAAGAGAAGATTATAGTGGTATTGATTTTAATGTGAGACAGATTGAAGAGTTAATTCATCTTTGCTACCCGGATAGATATAAAAAGAAGTTGTCAACATTAAGGACTCAGCAGACAAAGTTGAGTAATAAAAAATTAGAGTGGGAGAGGAGTAATAATCATGAATAATAATTGTAACGAAGATATGTGTACTATTAAATCAAAAGCTGAGATTCAAGCAGAAGAGAAATTAGAAAGATGGATAAGAGAGATAGGACTTGAAGAGGAAGTAGAGGATGAAGATAAATGATGTTCAATTTAATGTTGACTTATTGACTATATTACAAGAGTTAATTAGTCAATTAAGAGTCAATAACATTCAGTTGATACAGAAGTATAAAGAAGGGCCGACTCACATTCAAATCTGTTGTCCGTATCACGCAAACGGTATGGAACGTAGACCATCAGCCGGATTAAGAAAAGAAGATGGAATGTTTCACTGCTTTGCCTGTAATGAAGTCCATTCTTTACAGGAAGTAATATCCTATTGTTTTGGTTATACAGATGATATTGTAGGTAAGTTTGGATGGCAGTGGTTACTAAAAAATTTTGCAACGGTACAAGTGGAGGAGAGGAAAGATGTCAAACTCGATTTTAATAGGAATAGGAATACTTTGTATGGTGTTGTGGGCAAACAGAATATGGACAGTTCTATTGGAAATAAGGGATATATTACAGAAGAAGAATTAAATAAATATAGATATACTCATCCTTATATGTATAAAAGAGGATTAACAGATGAGATTATTGAGTTATTTGATATTGGCTTTGATCGTGATACTCAGTGTCTCACTTTTCCTGTCCGTGATATTAGCGGGAATTGTTTATTTGTTGCGAGGCGTTCTGTTAAAACTAAGTTCTTTAATTACCCGGAAGGAGTAGAAAAACCACTTTATGGATTGTATGAGTTAAATAAAAAGTATCCACCATTTATGACAGATGTATATGGACAGAAACCAAGAAGTCATCCGACAGAAGTTATAGTAACTGAATCTATGTTAGATGCGTTATCATTTTGGGTAGTAGGAAAAGATGCAGTAGCATTAAATGGACTTGGTAATGAATTACAGTTTAAACAATTAAGAGAATTACCATGTAGAAAGATAATACTAGCAACAGATTCAGATGAACGTGGTATGGCGGCAAGACAGAGGATAAGACAAAATATGCAAAATACCAAGATTATAACGGAGTATATATTTCCAAAAGGGAGAAAAGACGCAAATGAGTGTACTAAAGAGGAACTGAGAAATTTAGAAGAAATTTTTTAAAATAATAGTTGACATATAAGTAAATGTGTAGTACAATAATAATGTCGAAAGACAACTAAGAACATATTGAAAGGAGTTACAAGATGGCCAGATTTAACTACAATGAAGCAGAGCATTACGGTGGACAGGGTGGTGGAGGCTATTTTAGTCTCAAGAATGACAAGGACGTTGCGACAGTCCGGTTTATGTACAATAGCATAGATGATGTAACTGGATATGCTGTACATGAAGTAGAAATTGACGGAAAGAAAAGATACGTCAATTGTTTAAGGGAATATAATCAGCCGAAAGACGTTTGTCCGTTCTGTAGGGCAAATAAGTATACCACGGCAAAGTTGTTTGTTCCTATCTATAACATTGATGAAGATAGAGTTCAGGTATGGGAGAGGGGCAAGAAGTTTATTTCTAAGATTTCTTCAATTTGCGCTAGATATCCGGATGTTGTTTCCCATAAATTCGAAATAGAACGTAACGGTAAAAAGGGAGAAACTTCTACTACCTACGAAATTTATGAAGTTGGAAAAGATGAAACGACACTGGAAGATTTACCGGAGCAGACCCAGATTCTTGGTAAACTTGTACTGGATAAGACTGCGGATGATATGGAGTTTTTCTTGGAAAACGACTATTTTCCGCCCGAAGGTGATGAAGCGCCTGTAAGAAGAAGATCTGAATCAAGAGAGGAACCACCTTTTGATGAAGATAGAAGAGGAACACGTAGGACACCAGCAAGCAATCGAAGAAGGGAGACATTCTAATGGATGAGGAGAAGAAAGTTTATAGTGTGATCGGAACTGTTACTATTGGAACAGATGAATACCGTGATTTAATTGAGTCCCGTATGGAAGTTGAGAAGTCAAAAGATTATTATATGCGGGAAAGTTGGAGGAAAGATGAAGAAATTAAGAAGCTGAAGTCACAGGTAGATGCACTTACTAGTAAGATAAAGAAATGTGAAAAGTTTTTTAAGAATAATCATGATGCATCAGGTGATGTTATTTCAGTATTTATGAGTATATTCGGAGAGGATTAAAATGGCACTATTTAGTGTTCCAAAAAGACCGGGAAGAGAACAAGATAAAACTATTGCCGGAAAGTCTAAGTCCAAAGTTAAAGCACCCACTACTGTAAAAGGTAGTGGTGTGCTTGGACAGATAAATCAGATTAAGGCAATGGTGGAAAAGCATCTTGGAAAGTTCAAGGATAATTATTTAGTAATTACAGATGAACAAAAACTGAGTAATTACTTTGCTGAATGTGCCCATAATAATGTGATTAGTATTGACACTGAAACAACAGGACTTGATCCAATTTTAGATAAGATTGTTGGCCTTTGTATTTATACACCACATATGCAGGCTGCTTATGTTCCAATAAATCATGTTTCTTATGTAACTGGTGTAAGAGTTGATAATCAATTGACTGAAGCGCAGGTGGCAAATCAGCTAAAGTTGTTACTTGAATATCATCCAGATGTTATTATGTTTAATGCCAAATTTGATATGCGTGTGATAAGAAATCAACTAGGTGTTAAAGATATTTACTGTACATGGGATTGTTATTTAGCCGGACGATTGATGAATGAAAATGAGGAGTCAAAAGGACTTAAAGCACTTCACCAAAAATATGTTCTTGATGGAAAAGAAGATGAATTTAAGTTCGATGCTTTATTTAAAGGAATAACAGCGGATAAAATTCCTATCAATACTTTTTATCTTTATGCCGCACATGATGCTATTATCACGTATGAACTGTATCAGTACCAGAAACAGTATCTATATTATGACGAGACAAAGCCGAATGAAGATAGAAACGGTATGAATGGTGTGTCGTGGGTATTTTTCAATATTGAAATGCCGTGTATTAAAGTAGTTTGTGATATGGAAGATAACGGTGTAAAATTTGATTTTGATTATCAGCAGAAGTTATCTGAGAAATATAATAGACTACTTGAAGAAAAGACACAGGAATTTTATAAAGTGTGTTCTGTATATGATGAGGAGATAGAAGAGTATAAAAAGAAAAATCCGAATCATAAATTAGATACTCCTATCAATATTGGAAGTCCTACACAGATTGCAATTTTGTTATATGATATAATGCAGATTGAACCACCGGACCCGAAAAGTCCAAGAGGAACAGGAGAAGCAATTTTACAGAAGATTGATAGTCCTATAACAAAAGCAATACTTGATTATAGGGAAATGTCAAAGTTAGTATCTACCTATATTGATAAATTGCCCGGATGTGTAAATCCGAAAGATGGAAGAATACATTGTAGTTTTAATCAATATGGAGCAGATACAGGAAGATTTAGTAGTTCAGATCCAAATCTTCAGAACATACCCTCGCACAATAAAGACATTAGAAAAATGTTTGTAGCATCAGATGGTTATGTGCTTATGTCCTCGGATTACAGCCAGCAAGAACCAAAGGTCATGACTCAGATGTGTGGTGACCCAAAGATGATTAAAGCATATCAAGAAGGGAAAGATTTGTATGCAGAAATTGCCGCGTTGTCCTTTAACACAACGTACGATAATTGCCTTGAATTTCGTCCAGATGGAACTGTGAATAAAGAAGGTAAGGAAAGAAGAACACAAGCAAAAAGTATACTTTTAGGTTGTCTATACGGAAGAGGAGTGCCCTCTATTGCAGAGCAGTTGGGAACAACTACAAAAAAAGCACAAGCAATAAAAGATTCTGTATTTAAGGGATTTCCTGCAATACCGAAGTTTGAACAAGATAGTTTGGATATGGCTTATGAAAAAGGATATGTTACTACCCTGTGGGGCAGAAAGAGAAGATTGCCTGATTTGCAGTTGTCTGAGTTTGAGTTTAAGTGGAAAGACGGAGTACGACCCGACACTGATTTGCTTGACTTTGGCTCTGGAGATGAAGATGCAGAAACGGATGTCCCGGAAGATGTGCAGAAACGCTATATTAGAAAACTACGAAATTGTTATTTCGGACAAAAGCGTAAAATTTTTGAAGAAGCAAACAAAGAAGGAATATGGATTGTTGATAACGGAGCAAAAATAGCAGATGCACAAAGACAATGTGTTAATGCTAGAATCCAAGGTTCAGCCGCAGATATGAGTAAGTTGGCAATGATTTTAGTCGGTAATGATGAAAGATTAAAAGAATTAGGATTCAGACTTCTTATACCTGTACATGATGAGTTAATAGCAGAATGTCCAGAAGAGAATGTAAAAGAATGTTCGAAAAGATTTGCAATGCTTATGGCAAAGGCGGCAGAAAGTGGATTAACAATTCCTATTAAATGCGATGTTTCAGTAACTAAACAATGGTATGGTGAGGAATTATCAATATGATTTTATACCTCGCAGGTGCAGAACAAGAACATCCAGAAGTATTAAGTAGACTGGTTAATTCAAATTTATTATTTAGTTATATATATAATCCAGATAAAGTTATATCAATACCACATACCATTTTAAATGGGAAATCTTTTGTTGATAGTGGTGCGTTTAGTGCTTGGACAAAAGGTGTAAAAATAAATACTGACATGTATATATATTGGCTTAATAAAAATGATAATAGTATTGACTTGTTTGGTCAGTTGGATGTCATTCCCGGTGATAGAAACCAGATTTTTTCCCAGAAGAATGTTAAAAAATCTGGTTATGAATCTTGGTTAAATTATTTATATATGCGTGATCGTGTTATTTCACCTAAGAAGTTATTATATACATTTCATATTGGTGAACCAAAAGAATATTTAAAAATGGCGTTGGAATGGAAAGATTCTGATGGACAACCGATCCCATATATAGCATTAGGAGGATTGGTAGGAAAACCGACAGAAGTTAGAAGGAATTTTTTGAATATGTGTTTTAATATTATTAGATTATCCTCTAATTCAAAGGTTAAAGTACACACATTTGGTATGACGGAACGTAAACTTCTTGAAGAGTTTCCAATAACAAGTGCAGATTCTACATCATGGATAATGACTGGTGTGACAGGTGGTATATTAACTGATAATGGTATGGTATATGTAACTGAACAGAGAAAATATGAACCGAATTATTATTTACGATTATTTGCTAATTCTTTATCTATGTTTTATAATTCGTTAGATGAGTTCGGATTTACGATTGATGATTTATCTAGTAGTAGAAATAATCGAATTATTTATAATGGTTTATGGATGAGTGATAGATTTTCAAAAATACAATTTAAGGGTAATAATGTTAAAAAATCATTATTTTAAGAAAGAGAGGAAACCTCAATGAAAAAAACCGAAAGAAATCTTATTGTGTTGATTGTAATTTTTGTAACATCATTGTTGACAGCTAACATTATAAGCAGTAATGGAATGATTTTAACTAATTTGTATATTGGTAAAATTCAGTTACTTGCTCCTGCGGCTGTTTTAGCGTATGCCATGACATTTTTATCTACAGATATTATAAGTCAGATATGGGGAAAGAAAGATGCAAATTTCGCTGTAATTATTGGTCTTATCGCACAGGTATTATGTACAGGATTGATATTTTTAACTCCTATTATTTTTAAACCGTGGTTTGTTGGAAGTGATACTTATACGACTCTTAATAGTTTAGGATGGTTTACGCTTGGTAGTTTGATCGCATATTGTTGTTCTCAAACATGGGATGTATTTATTTTTCATAAGATAAAAGATTGGGCAGAGAAAAAGTTTGGTGAGGAGAAATATAATAAGCAAAGATGGATGTGGAATAACGGTAGTACAATGACAAGCCAAATTATTGATACTGTTATATTTATTGGTATTGGATTTGGTGTTGGATTAGGGATGAAGGGAAATGATTTAATTGGATTGATGATTGGTCAGTATTGTATTAAGTTTGTTTTAGCATTGTTAGATACACCATTTTTCTATTTTTTCACACGGAGGAGATAAGCAATGCAGAAGTCAAGAAGAGTATCGGAACAAGTACATACCAGAGAGTTAGATAGATCAGTAGCACATAGTCGTATGAAGCGTGGTGGATTAAAACATGTAAATAAACATGATTACTCTACCTATAGAACTATGACAGGTATGACTGTACAGGAAAGATTGGATAGTTACTTCTCTACTCACTGGAGAGATGTAGCATATACACGAATGGCGTACATGTAAAGGAGAAAGAAAGATGGCGAAGAAAAAGCATAAGAAACAGACAATCAGGATTTATTTTAAAGACGGAAAATTGGACACGATTCCACAGAAATACTGGACTGATTATGATTATATAGATCACAATTTTGTAGTGATTTATAAGCATCAGTGGATTTGTGTTTATAATATGGATGATGTATCGTGTATCACAGTTGGTTAAGGAGGAAGAAAAATGAAGCTGACGCTAAAAACTGAAAAACTGAAAGAAATGGTATCACGTGCTGTAAAGGGTGTTGGCAATAACAAGTTAATCCCTCTTACAAGTCTTATGGCTATTGAAGTGAAAGATAACACACTTACTCTTATCACTACAGATGCAACGAACTATTTATATGTTGTAGAAGATAAGGTAGTAGCAGATGATTTTTATGTAGTAGTAGATGCTAATACTTTTTCTAAGTTGATTTCTAAAATGACTTGTGAAAATGTTTCACTTGAAGTGAAATCAGGTGTATATACACTTGAAGTGAAGGGAAACGGTAATTATAAGATTGAATTACCGTTGGATGAAAATGGAGAACCGATAAAATATCCTGACCCTGTAAGTAGTTTAAATTTGAGCAATGCTGTAGAAAAGACCATTAACAGAACTACTATTCAAGTTATTTTGGATACAATTAAACCCGCACTTGCTGTTACACTTGAAAATCCTTGTTATACAGGATATTATGTTGGGGATCAAGTTGTAGCTACAGATACATATAAGATTGCAAGTATGGATGTTAAATTGTTTGATGAAGCAAGATTAGTTAGTCCTGAATTTATGGAGTTATTGTCTGTTATGAATTCAGAGAAAATAACTGTTCAGATGACCCAAAACGACATTGTATGTAGTACATCAGATTGTATCGTTTATGGTAAATTTATGGAAGGTATCGAAGACTATGCCATTGATGCTATCATGGGATTAGTAGATACAGAGATGGATAGTTTTTGTTCAATTCCTAAAAATGCTATTTTACAGCTTCTTGACAGACTTTCCTTGTTTGTTGGAACTTATGATAAAAATGCAATTCATCTTACATTTACTCCGAATGGACTTCAGGTATCTTCTAAAGCCGCAAGTGGTGTAGAGATTATTGATTATGTTTCCAGTGAAAATTTCAAAGACTTTACCTGTTCTATTGATATTCAGATGTTGATACAGGAAATCAAAGCCATTCAGAATGATGTGATTGAATTGTGTTATGGTGAAGATAATGCTATTAAGATGACGGATGGAAACATCACTATTATTGTAGCATTGCTTGAGGATGATATGGAAGAATAATTAAAGTTATAAAATCGTAACTATAGATAACGAGACTGTTTATTTATAGTTACGATTTTTATTGACATATTTTAAATTGTGTAGTATAATAAAAGAAAAAATAAAGGGGATAAAAAATGAAACTCAAAATCTTAAATGCTTTAATAACAACATTAACAGTAATTGGAATATTTGTAATTATTGGTGCAGTCGGTTCTTGTGATTACGCTGTAGAAACTGGTGTGGATTTACCATTAACCACAACAGTTAATCAGATGTTAATCGGACTTGTTTGCTTATCCACAAATATTATCAGAGGAGTTTTGTAATGGCTAGAAATTCACTTAAAAACGTATGTAGACTAATTGAAACAGTCAAGGAAACGTTACCACCAGAGCAAGATTTTTTGAATGACTTGAAGCGGTCAATAGAAATGACTGCGGATAAAAGCAGTAGATTACCAAGTAAGACATATAAGCCATCTGGCATGAATTGTATACGAGCAAGTTATTATCAGATAATGGGAGTACAGCCAGACGAATCTAGTTCAAGTTATTCATTAGTTGGTATTTGTAACAGCGGTACTGACATTCACGTCCGTGTTCAGACAGCAGTTGAACAGATGAAAGAAAATGGTATGGACTGTGAATATATAGATGTTGCAGATTTCGTCAAAAGTAGAAATCTTGATTATCTTGAAATCGTTTCCAAGAATGGAATGGAAACAAAATTATACCATAAAAATCTTAATATGTCTTTTATGTGTGATGGTATCATCAAATACAAAGGACATTATTATATTTTGGAATTAAAGACCGAAAGCGGTTATAAATTTATTAACAGAAAAGACGTAGATAATTCTCACTATAATCAAGCTGTTGCTTATTCATTGGCGTTTAAATTAGATGAAGTGATATTTGTATATATCAATCGGGATGTACTTGATATGAAATCATTCTTGTTTAAGGTTACTCCAGAAATGAAAGCTGATTTAATTGGTTATATTGAAGAGTGTGATGGATATGTGAAACGTATGATAGCACCACCTAAACCGGAAAATGTATTAAAGAAAGCATGTAGTTATTGTATGTATAAAACTCAATGCAGAAAGGATGGATAATTGACTGAAAACAGAGGAAAGAAGTTTGAAAATGTAATTAAAGAAGCATTTCAAAAAGTTCCCGGTGTATCTATAGACAGACTTCACGATCAAACCAATGGATTTAAAGGAAGTCAAAACATCTGCGATTTCATAGTATACCGAGAGCCTTATGAATATTATATCGAATGTAAATCTGTGCATGGAGCAAGTTTACCGTTTAGTAATATTACAGATACGCAATGGAACGGACTTTTACAAAAATCGCAGATAGAAGGTGTCTTTGCCGGAGTTATTTGTTGGTGGGTAGATAAAGATGTTACAAAGTATATCCCTATCGGCGTATTAGAAAGGATGCAAAGATTAAACGATAAAAGTATAAGATACGATTTTTACCATAGATTTAATAATATTGATAAAATCATAGAAATAAAAGGAAAAAAGAAAAGAGTTTTCTTTGATTATGATATGGAGACTTTTTTAGATGAGTTGTCGGCGTAAAGATTATAAGAATTTAGATAAATATCGTGAAACACGTAAAAAGCAAAAACAGCGGTATCGTGATAGGACGGGTTCCAGTTTATACATTCCTAAAAAGTGGGAAGAGTGGGAGGATGAGTTAGTAGTAAAACATGAGGTATCTGATAATGAGTTGTCATTAATGTTGGAAAGGTCTGTACAAGCTATTCAAGTGCGTAGATGGAGACTTGTGAAAAGGGAGAATCAAAAAGATGAAATTCAATCTAACGGATGAGGAATTGGATGAAATTCACGATATTAAAGAAGATGTGGAAAGTAAGTCTTTAATCATTGATGAAATAGTAAATGGTATTATACGTCCGTACTGTAAAGATTTGGATAATTATGTTGCGTTTATAAAAGATTGTTTGAAAGACGGAGAAAATCCGCCGACAACAGATGAACTGGATGATTTTTGTTTGAATCTTTCTACATACATATATTTTGCGGGCGGGATGACAGAGCAGTTAGGTATTCGTGATGATATAGCAAAAGCAGTATATAAAGAAATGTACCATACGGCAAGAGCAAGTCAAGACAAGGGAACGGTAGCGGATAAAGATAGTTTGGCAGAGTTAGCAAGTCAGGAGCAGTTTATTGTATCATCAAGTTATACAAGAGCATATAAAACAATGAAAGCAAAAGTAGAAAATGCACAAGAACTTCTATCTAGCGTGAAAAAAGTATTATCCCGGCGTATTCAGGAGATGGAATTAACTAGAATTGGAGGTAGTGGTAAATGATAGACGATGCTCAGATCGAAATTGACGAAGACGATTACTGCTACGAATGTGGTGGATATGGAGATGATTATTACACTAATGATAATGGAGAGTGGGTAAAAAGATGTCCACAGTGTCCGTTTTATAAACATGATGAGGAGTGGGAGGATGAGTAAATGACAGGAAATGAATATCAGAAATTAGCAATG